GTAAACCATGATACAAAAACCTATACAATAGTGGAGTATCATGACGAGCATAAAGTGTATTGTATAATTAGTTATGGTACAGACTTAGCTTTACTACAAAATTTATAGGAGATAAATTATGAACTTAATAGAACTAGAAGAAAAAATAAAAGAACACGAAGTTATAAAAAAGTTCAAGGATGGTGTTACAGATGCTATGTTACATGGCACAAGAGATGAAAAACAATCACACCATTATTATAAGCAAGGCTATGACTTTGGTATAGATTTGTTTTGTAAACAAGAGGAGTGGACACATGACTAAAGTAGTACATGACACGTGGCACTCTGTCATGAATCATGAACTTAATCCGTTGCGACACATACCTGACTTGAACACTAGGCACATGGTCATGCAAGTATTAGCATGGATGTGGTGCATAGTATTCTCTATGTACTTTGGTAGTATGTGGGTGTTTGGTATAACTGCTATTGCTCACGTGTTTCTAATAGGTGCTATAGTTTTAACTGTAGCTACGTTTGAAACTGCAAAGAGAAAGCCAACATTCTTTTTGAAGAAAGGCTATCATACACCAAGCAGAAGTAGATATATGTATCACAATGGCAAGAGAATTAAGTATGACGATAACGATAAAGGGGGAGAACATGAATAAGACAGTTAAAATTACAGAGGCACAAGAAGAAAGATTACTAAAACAAATTAATAATTTGAAAGATATAGTTAATAATATTAATGAGGGTATGCCTTTGGACTATCATACAGTAGTTGAATTACCTAGCTTAGAATTTATATTGGCAGATATATTTAACTTAGAACTACCTAAGTGTGAGCATAGTTATGCAGATAGGTGGAGAGATTATAGATTTATAAAGAAAGGAAAGAAAAATGTGGCATAGAATAACAGACTTTTTTAATGTGGACTACCACAAGAAATTTGGAGAGGGTACAAAGTTTGACCTCGACTATGGTAAGCTATTGATAATAGCATTATGTATTTATATAGCATGGAAGGTGTAACATGGAAGATAAAAGCTACGAACTATTTTCAGAATTAATTGACAGAGAACACGAAAGTTTGATCCCTGATAAGACTATACCCACATTTAATATATGGGATGTAAGAAAGGAGAACAATGAATATTCTAGAACTAAAAGACAAATACCTAGAGTCACAAGACTTCAAACTTCTAGCAAGTAAAACACAAAAGGATTACATCTACTTCTTAGACAAGATGTTATCCACCCCTGTGAATGGTAGGCACGTGTCTAGATCAAGAGTGTCCACCTTTACAGGTGTAAAAGCTAGACGAGCATACGAGACATGGCTCAAGAGAGGTGTGTCCTTTGCTAATCACATATGCTCTGTGTCCAAGAAGATGTATTCATATGCAAATGAAATGGGTTATGCAGAAACTAATCCATTCAAGACATTTAAATGCAAAACAACACACAATAGACGTGTGACTTGGACAAGGCAGCAGGTCAAAACTTTTTTAGATGAATGCTATTTATCCTTTGAATACAGGAACTTAGGACTAATAGTTCAGATGGCATATGAATGGTGTCAACGAGTTGGAGACATGAGAATGTTAAAGTTTAGCAACATAGATTTTGATACAGGAGTATTGAATCTTGAGCAATCTAAACGTAGAGCATTGGTGCATCTACCCATAAGTGAAGACTTACTAGAAATGTTAATACAACAGAAGGAAGAGTTTGGTTTTCAAGAATGGGTAGCACCATATCCCTTTGCTAGACGTAAGTCATACGAGCCTTACACCCTACACAGGCTATCAAAAGTAGCACGAAGGGTGTTAGACTTGTGTGGACTACCAAAAGAACTACGTATAGCAGACCTGAGAAGGACAGGTACAACGGAAATGGTTGAGGCAGGTGTCTCTATGGCACAGATTATGTCAGTTACAGGGCATTCTACACCCAATAGTGTAAAGCCTTACATGAAAAATACTTATGCATCTGCAGAAAATGCCTTGACAAAAAGACAAACCTATGTTAAAAGCACTATGGATGTGCCACGATGATGGATATAATAAACAACATAGCAGATGAATTAGCAAGTGGAGAAACAAAAAGAATGAACTGTCCTAACTGTGGTGGATATAAAACTTTTACAATCACAAACAATGTAGGACAGTTGCTATGGAATTGTTACAAGGCATCATGCAAGGTGTCAGGTTCTACAAGAACAACATTATCAGTTGCCGATATTAGAAACTACTTTAGCTTGGTGCAACAAGATGATAATAAATTTAATCTACCTGACTACGTGGTTCATCACACAGGTAGGCAAGAAGTAAAAGAGTTTGCCCATAAGTATGGGATAAACTATGAGAGTATTCCTCTGTACTTTGACGTAAAAGAAAAGAGGATTGTGTTTCCCATAAGAGACAAAGGGATAATTGTAGATGCAGTTGGAAGAGCAACTAGTAAATTTACAAACCCTAAATGGAAACGATATGGGAATAGTAACGTACCTTTTTCTGTTGGAACAGGTAACGTTGCAGTGGTTGTTGAGGATTGTGTGAGTGCATCTGTGCTTGATAGTGAGGGGTGTGTTGGGGTTGCTTTGTTAGGAACATCTTTATCACAACAACACAGAGAGCATTTACAACAATTCTCAACAGTCATCATTGCTTTAGACCCTGATGCTAGTTACAAGTCTTTCAACATTATGAAAGAACTTAGGAGTTACGTTAACGAAGTCTTAGTGTTAAAGTTAGAAGACGATTTAAAATATAGAAGAGAGAATGATTTAACTAAACTAAAGGAGTTATTAAATGGAACTATCGTTAATTAAAACTTTGATGAATAAAGATTTCTATGAAGATCACAAGGGTGCTAAGTGTCCTGATAGATTGTTCAGTAAAGAAGTTAGAAAGATCAAAGCAACTATAGACAAGGCTATGTTACAGTATGACAGGACAGTTACTACAGATGAGATACAGGCATTGTTTCTATCATCTAATCCTAGCCTAACTACTGCACAGAAACAGGCATATGAATCAATGTTTCTTACATTGAAGAAGGAGACTGAACTTGGAAAAGACATTGCACAAGAGGTGCTTTCAAAATTATTTCAACAAATTGTGGGTGAAGATATTGCTAACATTGGTTTTAACTATGTTAATGGTACTCAATCCACACTTGAACCTCTTAGAAATATACTTGATTCCTATGGTGATGACTTTATTCCTAACCTAAATGTGGATTGGGAAGACCTTAGTATTGAGAATCTTATTAAGAGCAATGACCTAGAGACTAGATGGTCATTTAATATACCATCATTGGTGCATCAATTAGAGGGTGTCAATGAGGGTCACTTGATTGAGGTAGGTGCTAGACCTAACACAGGTAAAACTAGCTTCCATGCCTCTCTAATTGCTTCACCTACAGGCTTCGCACATCAAGGTGCTAGGTGTGTGGTGTTGTGCAATGAGGAGAAGGCAGTGAGAGTTGGTGCAAGATACCTAACTGCAGCAGTGGGCATGAATATGCACGAGATACGTGATAAACCTAGTCAGGCACACGAGTTGTGGAAGAAGGTGGAGAAGAATGTATCCATCAAAGATGCCACGAGTAAGGACATGAATTGGGTTGAGAGTATATGTAAAGCATATAAACCTGATGTTCTTGTTCTTGATATGGGAGACAAGTTTGCAATCACACAAGGATTTGCTAGACAAGATGAGGCACTGAAGGCTAATGCTATCCATGCTAGACAGATAGGTAAGGCATACAACTGTGCAGTATTTTATATGTCACAGTTAAGTGCAGAGGCAGAGGGTAAAGTATTACTGAACCAATCTATGATGGAAGGTAGTCGTACAGGTAAAGCAGCAGAGGCAGATGTTATGATATTAATAGCTAAGAACCCACCTGTTGAAGGTAAAGATGGAGAAGATAGTGTACGTCATCTTAACATTGTCAAGAATAAAATTACAGGTTGGCATGGTAAAATTATCTGTGATCTAGATTATAAGTTAGCGAGGTATCAGGCATGACAAAGTATATAACGTGTATCAAGTGTGATATAGAACAACCTGTAACACAGTTCATTGCTATGAAGTCAGGTGAAATAAAAAGAACTTGTAAGTCATGTAAGAATGGACACAAGTCTGTAATTAAAAAGTTACGTAAGGAGAATGAATATCCTAGTGAGGATTACTGTTGCCCTATCTGTGACAGAGACTTGGAAGAACTATCTAAGTATGGACAGATAAGAATGAAGACATGGGTGTTGGATCACTGTCATGAAACAAATACTTTCAGAGGTTGGATATGTCATCACTGTAACACAGGACTAGGTGCATTCTCTGATGAGACAACAAGACTAGCTAATGCCATGAGATACTTGGACACACACAGGGCAAAACTTGAAAAGGCAGAAAACCTATACAGTCAAGAAGATATACCTGAACTAAAAGAAGATTTAAAACAAGAAGAGCAAAAGGCTAAACAATGTGACTTAGATAATTATCATAAATTACAATACTCAAATCCATACAGACGAGAGGCACAGAGACTACGTAAGTTAATTAAGTTTATTGAGGCAGGACTAGAGGTACAGGAGTATGAGAGTGGCACTGTTTTAGTGAATGATAAGTTTGTGGTTACACTACGTAATGATAATTGGAGAATACTACACAAGAATAAATGGTACAGACACAAGTCTGACCTACAACATTTTATAGATAATTATATATTGAAGGAGCAAAACAAATGAAACTAACACTTGACGTAGAGAATACAGTTACCAAGAGAGATGGTAAGATGCACCTTGATCCGTTTGAGCCTGACAATAAGTTAGTCATGGTGGGTTGTCTTACTGATCAAGGCAACGAATATTTATATAGTATGGACAGAGATGGTGCACCTCATGTTGAGATACAGGAGTTACTAGATCAGGCTACTATACTCATAGGACACAACATAGCATATGACTTGATGTGGTTATGGGAATCAGGATTTAAATATGATGGTCCTGTGTACTGCACTATGCTATCAGAGTATGTATTACAGAGAGGATTGAAAGAACCTCTACATTTAAAAGATTGTGCAGAAAGGTATGACCTTGAAACAAAGAAGGAAGATACTTTGAAACAATACTTTGCTAAAGGTTATGCTACAGATGAGATACCTAGAGATGAACTAAGTCAGTATCTATCTGCAGATTTACACGCAACACAACAACTATGTGATGCACAGTACAAGAAACTAAATAGCACGGAGTATGCAGGACTCATGGAATCTGTAAGACTTACAAACAAAGTTTGTGTATCTCTTGCTAAGATATATAAGAATGGTTTTAAGGTGGATCAGGATAAACTATTAGAAGTTAAACAAGAGTTTGAACAAGAGAAGAAAGATATAGAAGAACGTTTGACTGCACAGGTAAGAGAACTTATGGGTGATACACCTATCAATCTCAATAGTCCTGAACAAATGTCTTGGGTCATTTACAGTAGAAAGATTAAGGACAAGGCTACGTGGGGTAATTACTTTCATCCTAACATGAATGAAAAACAATTTAAAAATAATGTAGCATACAATTCTAGTGTGGTATATAAAACAAAAGCAGAACAGTGTGGGTATTGTAAAGGCACAGGATATATCAGGAAGATAAAGAAGGATGGTAGTCCATATGCCAAGCCTAGTCTATGTCCTATCTGTGATGGGAACGGATATAAGTTTATACCTACAAAAGAGATTGCAGGATTAAAGTTTTCTGCACCTAATCAGAAGTGGATAAGTGCAAATGGTTTTAGTGTGAACAAACATAATCTAGAATTACTACAGAATGTAGCCAAGGATAGACACATGACAGATGCAAAATCTTTTCTACAAGATATACAGAGATTGTCTGCACTAGATACATACTTGTCCTCATTTGTTGAGGGCATAGAAACATATATAAAACCTGATGGTATGTTACACGTGAGATTATTACAACACAGAACATCTACAGGTAGGTTTAGTGGAGCAGATCCCAATATGCAGAATATGCCTAGAGGTGGTACGTTCCCTGTGAAGAAAGTATTTGTATCACGTTGGGAAGGTGGAGAGATATTAGAGGCAGACTTTGCACAGTTAGAGTTTAGAACTGCAGCATTTCTGTCACAAGATAAAGTAGCAATGAAGGAGATAGAGGATGGATTTGATGTGCATAGTTATACTGCTCGTGTTATTAGTGATGCAGGTGAGCCTACTACTCGTCAAGAGGCGAAGGCACACACGTTTGCACCACTCTACGGAGCAACAGGCTTTGGCAGATCGTCTGCACAAGCAACATACTACAAGCACTTCACAGAGAAGTACAAAGAAGTCAACTTATGGCACACCAGATTGGCTCAAGAGGCTATGAATACAGGCATGATAAAGACACCATCAGGTAGAGAGTTTGCATTTAAGAATATGCAGAGGTATGCCAATGGTAAAGTGTCTCACTTCACACAGATAAAGAACTATCCTGTACAAAGTTTTGCTACTGCAGATATTGTACCTGTAGTTCTGATGGAGATAGAGAAACAGTTAAGTCAGTTAAAGTCATGTATTGTGAACACAGTTCATGATTCTATTGTGATAGATGTGCATCCTGAAGAGAAACAGAGGGTTACATTTATACTAAAGTCTATCAACACTAACATGAAGAGTATCATAGATAATCAGTTTCAGATTGATTTCAATGTACCTCTAAAATTAGATATGAAAATAGGTAATAATTGGCTTGACACAAATGATATTATGTGATATAACAAACAATCTTTAAAGAAAGGAAGGTAAAATAATGAACGAAGTTGTTACAATAAATACAGATAATTATTCTGTTATGGCTAAAGCTATGGGATTAGCAGGGGAATCATCTGACAGTAAGAGTAGTAGTTTAGCTAGACTAAAACTACAACATAAAAATATAATGGGAATGAAGACAGTAGGTGATGAAGTAGAAGAAGTGGTAAAGATTAAGGCAGGTTCTTATAAACTAGATGTGCCTGATGATACTGCTTACTATGCTAAAGAAGTTACTATCCGACCCTTCATGCAAAGATTTATGTACAAAAGATTTGTAAAAAATAATAATGCGAAACAGGGTGAACCATTAGGTATCTTCCATAAAACTATTATGGCAGACAATTTAAATATTGACCTCAAGGATAATCAAGGCACATTTAATTGTGGTAAACCTAGTGGTTTCATAAAAGACTTTACATCTTTACCTGCAGATATGCAGAACTTAATAAAGCAAATAAAAAGAGTTAGAGTTTTATTTGGATTAATAAGCATGAAAGATATGAAGACTGAGACTGAAGGTAAACTTACAGAGGTAGAAGATCTTCCTTTTATTTGGGAAATAGATAATCGTGAGGCATTTAAGATTGTAGGCAAACCTTTTGCTACACTTTCTACTATGAGAAAGTTACCTGTACAACATACTATAACTGCATTGGGTGATCCTAGAGCTTTGCCTAGTGGAGATAAGTTCTATGTTCCTAAAGTTATGTTAGATACCACTAACACTATATCTTTAAGTGACAAAGATCAAACAACTTTTACTGACTTTGTATCTTGGATTGAGAATTATAACACCTACATAATGGGTATGTGGGATGAAAAAGTAAACTCAACTATGTCACCTGAAGATGAAAATACTGTTGATCAATTCGTGCAGATAGATAATGAAGATGTAGCCTAATGAAAAGTAATAACCCTTTCAAGGTGCATAACATTAACTACCTGTCACCTAGTAGTATTAACACCTACATAAGTGATATGCCTATGTGGATAACACGATATTTGTATGGTGTTAAATCTTCTAGTGGTGCTAGTGCAGTAAGAGGTATTGCAGAAGAGTTTGCACTAGCCAACAAGTATGAGAAGGGTGTGTTTGACTTTAATCTTTTAGATGTAAAGTTCATGTCCTTGTGTGCAGAATCTCATATAGATTTGGGAGATACTAAAACAATAAAAGAAAGGAAGATATTAAAAGACTTTGGTAAAGTCATTGATGAAAACTTTAACCATAAAAATCTTGTAGCTTATCAAGAAAAGGTTGAAGTTCAGTTTGATGATTTACCTGTACCTGTCATGGGATATATTGACTTTAGATTTACTGATAAGATTGTAGATTTAAAAACGTCTACACGAATGCCCTCTAAACCTACAGAGGCACAGAAAAGACAGATGGCTTTATATTCTATGGCATACCCTGATAGTAGTGTAGATTTATTCTTTGCTACACCAAAAGAATGTAAGACATTTACATTGACAGACTTATCACAGTATAAAGATCAACTAAAAAAAGTTGCATTTAGTATACAAAAGTTTTTGTCTATAAGTGATGATAGACATGAGTTAGCTTCGTTAGTTCACCCCAACCTAGATTCTTGGATGTGGTCAGGGGAGATGGTAGAACAAGCTAAAAAAATATGGAGTATAAAATAGTGAGTACGGATGCAAAGAAGATAGAAGACTTGCAAAAGGACATTGAAACTATGGAGAAAGAGTTGACAGAGGCAAAGAAAACTCTTCGTGATATGAGAACCAAAGGTTTGAGAACTGCTATGGAGGCTAAGAAATTAGCAGACGAGGCAGTAAAAGAAGAGATGAAAGCTCTTGGTGTTTCTTATTCTCATGACTCATATGAGTTCAATCCTTTTACAGGATGGAGAAGATTACTTTAGTGTCACCACATAAGGTAAGAAGAGAAGCCATAAAGAATGGGTATAGGAGTGGCTTAGAGTTAAAGGTTTCTATGGCTCTTGATACGATACGATATAAGTATCAGTATGAGAGCATCAAGATAGAATGGGAAGACTTAGCTTATCGCACCTATACCCCTGACTTTATACTTAACAATGGTATAATTATAGAAACAAAAGGTAGGTTTTTAGCATCAGATAGACGTAAACATCTAGCCATACAGAAACAACATCCTCATTTAGATATTAGGTTTGTGTTTGAAAACAGTAGAAACAAATTAAGAAAGGGAGCAAAATCAAATTATGGGGAGTGGTGTATCAAGTATGGATTTCGTTATTATGATAGGATCATTCCTGAAGATTGGTTGAAAGAAAAAGGTAAAAACAATTACCCTAAATTTATTAAGTTTTCAGGGAGAAAGATAAGGAAAGTAAAATAGTTATGGATAAAAATGATGTTAGTGTAGTGTTAAAACCTATTGTAGAAAAAAATAAATGGACAGGAGATGTGTCTATAGGATTAGTATCTACTAATCAAATGACTCTTAGCAGAGAAGATCAAATAGATTTTTTAAAATTAGCAAGGAGATTCTGTGCTCTTTTTCCTTTGATGTTAGATGATAAAAAGGTAGAACGTGAGGCAGAGAGGTTGGCAGAAAGTTTTATGCCTATTGAATATCTGCTTACTGAAAGTTTAAAAACACATGACAATGTTATACACGTTAACTTTAAGGATGACAAATGAGACATTTAGAATATATGAAAAATAAATTTAAAGAGATAGAAGAAAAGTCAAAGGAGCACACAGTGAAATATTTATCAGGTAAAAAAGATGATATGGTAAATCATCCACCACACTATAACAAAGCAGGTATAGAAACTATTGATGCTATTAAAGCTATGACAGGGGATGGATTTGAGTTTTACCTACAAGGTAACATTATGAAATATCTATGGAGATATAGATATAAGAATGGTGTAGAAGATTTAAAGAAAGCAGAATGGTATCTTGCTAAACTGATAGAGGTAGTAGATGTACCTAAAAGTTAAATTAAATATCACACTGCAGATAGACCCTGAAGAATATCCTGTTCCTGCAGATGGTAATGTAGGAGAAGAAATACAGGATTATATTAAGGATACTTTGCATGACTTAGAAGGTGTGCAGATAAGACATATGAAAACAATAAGTGAGGAATGAAATGATTAATAACTACCTACCAACAGACTATCAAAACTTTATTGCCTTGTCTAGGTATGCAAGATGGAAAGATGATGAGCAACGTAGAGAAACGTGGATTGAAACTGTAGAAAGATACTTTGATTATATGTCAAATCATCTAAAGAAAAAGCATGGTTATGAAATAACTAAAGCTCTAAAAGAGAAACTAAATAACTATATCACATCTCTAGGTATCATGCCTAGCATGAGAGCCTTGATGACTGCAGGTGTAGCCTTAGATAGATGCCATGTTGCAGGATATAACTGTAGTTATATACCTGTAGATAGTCCACGTAGCTTTGATGAGTGTATGTATATACTTATGTGTGGCACAGGTGTAGGGTTCTCTGTAGAAAGAGAAAATGTAGATAAGTTACCTATTGTTAATGAACACTTTGAAGAAAGTAGCACAGTCATAACTGTTGCAGATAGCAGACCCGGATGGGCAAAAGCATTTAGAGAAATGATAGCTATGTTATATGTGGGTCAGATACCTAAATGGGATGTATCAGAGATCAGACCTGCAGGAGCTAGACTAAAAACGTTTGGTGGTAGAGCATCAGGTCCTGCACCATTGGAAGACTTATTTAATTTTTGCATAGACATATTTAAAAATGCAAAAGGTAGAAGACTATATCCTATTGAGTGTCATGATATTATGTGTAAGGTAGGTGAGGTTGTAGTTGTAGGTGGTGTACGTAGATCTGCACTTATCTCTTTGTCTAACTTAGGTGATGATCAAATGCGTCATGCTAAATCAGGTCAGTGGTGGGAGAATGAAGGACAACGAGCATTGGCTAACAACTCTGTCGCATTTAAAGGTAAGCCTGAGATGGGTACATTCATGAGAGAGTGGACTGCATTATACGAATCTAAGTCAGGAGAACGTGGTATATTTAATCGTCAGTCTGCTAAAGTAAAAGCACTAGAGAATGGTAGACGAGATGCTAACTATCAGTTCGGTTGTAATCCTTGTTCAGAGATTATATTAAGACCATATCAGTTCTGTAATCTAACTGAAGTTGTTGCACGTGAAACAGATGATATGTTATCCCTAAAAGATAAAGTTCGTATGGCTACTATCTTGGGTACATTTCAATCTACACTAACTGAGTTTAAATATTTACGTAAGGTATGGAAAGATAATACAGAAGAAGAAAGATTATTAGGTGTATCTTTGACAGGTATACTTGACTGTCCTGTGTTATCCCCTGACAATGCTAATCTAGAATCTAATCTAGAAATGTTAAGAAAAGTTGCAGTAGAAACAAATAAAAAGATTGCAGAAGATTTAGGTATACCACAGTCAACTGCTATCACGTGTGTAAAACCTAGTGGCACAGTTAGTCAGTTAGTGGATAGTGCTTCAGGTATTCATGCGAGACATAATCCTTTTTACATTAGAACTGTACGTGGTGATAACAAAGACCCACTCACACAGTTTATGATAGAGGCAGGTATTCCTGCAGAGCCTGATGTTATGAAACCTGATAGTGTCTCTGTGTTTAGCTTTCCTATGAAGTCACCAACAGGTGCTATCACAAGAACTGAGATGACTGCCATAGAACAGTTAGACTATTGGTTGATCTTTCAGAGACATTGGTGTGAGCATAAACCATCTGTAACTATATCTGTCAAAGAGCACGAGTGGATGAGAGTCGGTGCATGGGTGTATGATAACTTTGATGAGGTATCAGGTATATCCTTTTTACCTTTCAGTGATCATACATATGCACAAGCACCTTATCAAGATATAGATGAAGATAAATATAATGACTTGACAAAAGCCATGCCACGTGCTATAGATTGGAGTAAGTTACAGGACTTTGAAAAAGAAGATACTACTAGTGGTAGTAAAGAACTAGCCTGTACTGCAGGTGTATGTGAAGTTGTAGATATAGAAGGGAGATAAATATGAGAGAGATGTTACTATCAGCTTTGAAGTCCTATTACGTAGGACATATAAATAAACATATTGCCAC